TTTGTTGTCCAACTCTGACTTTTATATCTGCCATCTATTGAAAAGCAATTCAGATCTGAAAGTATTTATATTTACTAAGACGTTATCTTTGAGGCAAGGTCATTTAGTAGTGATTTAAGTTCTTTTATCTCATTTTTCATTCGATCAATTTCTGATTGTTTATTATTATTTTTCTTTCTGGCAGACATATAATTCTCATAAGCAATATTATCAGTGCTTACAATAGCATTTGTTTTTTCATCACGAAAAAGGTTCTTGTGACCTTCAACTGGGATCATTTTACTCATTATTTTTTATTTGGTGGTTCTGGTATATTTCTATTTCTTCTAATATTTTCCTTAAATCTTTTTCCAAATTTTTTTAACATCTCTTTTGCAGTTTTATCACCTGCATCTGCTTTCTTTTGCAATTCCTGCTGCACTACGTTAATTCTTCCTGTTGCACTAGTGCGTTCAACATCTTTACCTGCCTTCAATCCTTTTGATATATCTTCTGCACTTCTTTTAACTTCTCTTTTAAAGTCCTTCATTCCTTTTTTTAATGTCACCTTTGCTTTCCTACCTAATTTAGCTAATGGATCAGGCATGCCTTGGTCATCTCTTGGAATTGAATTATCCTTTTTCTTTCGTGATTGCATTATCATGCCAGCAGCACCAATACCTGTCATTAAGGCAGGAACTACATATTTACCCGCTGCAGCTGCAGCAGGGATTGCCATTACACCTTCTTGGAATTCTTTAAATGTTTTCATTATGCTAATGCAATTGCTCTAAAGTCTCTTAAGAATACTGCAGATGATTCATTCGTGGAACTCATTACTATCTTTATAGTAAAAGCATTGAATGGTTCTAAATTATCAACCGTAAATTGATATTCTGAAAATTCATTCACCCTATTTTTTGGAACTCTAGCATCTGCTCTACCATCATTTAATCCAATATCAATTATTTCATCACCAAAACCATCACCATCAATATCTCTCATATTGGTATAACCAGGAAATGCTCTGTATGTTTGAGAGACTTCACTTGAATCTAAACTGAATAATCTGTAGAATACCCTAAAATCTGCCTCTGGCAACACACTTGCTCCAACTAATACTTTAAGAGATGTAGCAGGTTGTTGTAAATCTATTTTAGTTGTAACAAATACAGAACCATGAGGATCATTTTTGATTTGATTTGTTCTATCATCAGTTGCATAATTAGATACTGGATTATTCAGTTTATTTCTACCAAGAACAAATGTAGCGTTTTTAGTATCAAGTGCTGGAGATAAGTTAGGATCCTCTGTTGACATGTCAACTGCTAATGTAAGAGATTTCTTCTTAGGTAAATCTTCTAAACGTGCATTCTCATTTACTTTAGATGCCACTAATCTTGGTGTGCGGAGGAAAAGACTTTCATTTAATGATGCTGGTTCAAAACCTTGGTCAATAAATGATACCTCATTTCCATCAGCACTTGTTCCACTTACAGTTCTGACTAATGCATTCACCTTTGTGTTTCGACCAGGTGTAATGCAGTTAAATTGAGGAGTGAACGAACTGAATTGATGGTTTTGTGATATTTGTATATTAGATCCACCAAACGCTTTTTCATTTGTAAATGAAATTTGTTGCACACCTGTTTCTCTTGAAGGATCGGTGAATATTGATCGATCAAATTCAACATAATAAGTATCAAGATCAATTGGATCTGAAGTTACTGTATGAGTCGTGTTAATACCAACTAATGATACTCCGTTTGCTTCATAAGTTTGGATATCTGATCCATCAACGTGAGGTGTAGCAACAGTTTCAAATTGTCCTCTTGTAATTGTAAGTGATCCAGATGCTAATGTATATTTGACAATTTCTTGCCCAATTAATGCTTCACCTCTATCAGTTGTGATACCATTGAAAGATGCAAAGGAAGATGTATCAGCAATAGAAACTATTGTTGAATCAGCAGAAATATTTTCTGTTATTTGAGTAACAATTGTATCTGGTTGAACATTTTTAATTTCAACTTGATTTACAGCAGAATGATGAGCATGATTATTTTGATTTACCTCAAATTTATTTCCAGTGAATAATGTTCCATTAACAACTGAATCTCCATTAACCAGAGCATTTGTAACAACAGTTCTAGTATTATTACCTGAACCATATTGAACTAAAGTTTCATTGTTAGTGAATTTTTCACCTTGAACATCTGTTAAGAATAAAGTATCAAATGTTGCACCAATTGCAGTTACAACCATTTTAAATCCTTGACCACTTAACACTTGAGCGTTACTATTATCAATTGTTAATATTTCACCAACTTGATAACCTGTTCCTAATGTTAGATTGGTTATGCTGGTAACAACACCGTCAGTTAGATTCACTGAGCATTGAGCACCAGATCCAGATCCTGTTAATGATATTAAAGGAATATTGTTAATACCACTAAGATTATATCCAGTTCCTCCAGTAACTATCTCAAATGATGAGTTTGTAGATATTGAAGAACCTTGACCCTCTACAACACCTGTAACACTATTATCATCAGTTGCAGTTGCAGAACCTGTGCTTACTTTTCTACCAATTGGAAATTCATTATTTGTTCTTGAACCTGATCCAGTAATTGCCACTTTAAGTTTTCTTGGTAGAGATCGAAGTCCATTATTAGATATCGCTTGACAATTTAAGTTACCTGCTTCAATTGGTGTATTAAAGAATGTTGCTGTTCCAGATGGCACAAATTTTGCTTTACGTAACTTGAAGCATAAGTCTTGATACTGACTTGGTGTCCAGATAGTTCCATTTTGTGATTTAAATAAACTACCACCAAGGTATTGCTTAGATACAATAACATTTTCTACATCAGGTAGATTTGTAGTTCTTACGGTCTTTTGACCCATTGTTGCAACCCACATCTCATACTTATCAGATGAAGGTGATAAGAATACAAGAGCATACTCTTTTCTAGGTTCAAGATAAATTGGTGATGGGAATCTAATTGTAGTAGGTACTGAAGCATCATCAGATACATTAATTTCATTTGGATTTAATGCGATTAAAGCATAATCTGTAACAAGGAATTTAGTTGGTGTTCCCAAATCAACATGCCTTAACTGGACAAATACTTTTGCTTGTGGATCTTTAGATGCAAAATATACATCAAATGAAGTTAAATATGCACCTGTTTCATCAACCGTAAATGATTGAGCCAAAGGATCCATATCAGGAGCTTCAATAAACTCTCTATCAGTTCTAGTTGATGTATTTGATATGCTTGTAAATTCATTTGGTCTCACCCCATTTGGTGGTGGTGGATTTCTTAAATCAACTGTTGTTGTATTTTGTGTTATAATTGTTCCAGTTCCTGAGAACGTGCCAGATGCGTCACTAGCAAGTGCTGTTTGACCAGGTATAGGAATTACACCCTCTGCTGCTGCGGTAACTCTGAAGGTCTTTACACCCGTTCTGAAGACCACAGGAGGTTGAGGTGTGACATTTGGATCTCTAAAGAAAAATGCTCCTATTATATCACCCCAATTATCTGAGAATAAATCTATATTAGTAACTGTTGCAACTGCACCACTTGTTTCACCTATTATTCTCGCACCTTTAACGACATATCCAAAATATTCCTCTAAGTTACCTAATGCAGTAACATCGATATTTAATAATACGGATGTTGCTGAATATGTAGAAGATGGAGCTGGTCTACTACGATCATAAGGATCTATCTCATATTCTTCAACAGTAACTGCAGGTGCTCCTAAACCAGCACCAACATCAGGTCTTTGAGAATCACCAAATTTATGATTTGGTCTTTGTATTCTAACGTATCCTATCTGTTCCCCATTTAATTCAATTCTTGCATTCTCAAAAATAATGAAGGAACCTGCTGACATATTAATTTCAATTAATTTTGGAACGATATCAGGAACACCATTATCAAGATAATAGAAGTGTTTTGTAAGTGCTTTAAGACCATTTGCAGCAAAATACACATTTCTAGATCTCATAAATGGATCTACTTGAGAATCTACTTTAACATCTTCTATGAATGAAAATTCTTTTGATGGTCCTTCTAATACATTTTGGAACTCAATTTCCCTATTCATTGTAAATGATGATGTAACTGTTTGACCTACCCATCCAGAATCCATATCATGTCTTCTTGTATCGAAGTTCTGAACATTTACATCAAACTCAAAACTTTCATTTACGACATTTGCCTGTTCTACCCATCTAGCACCTGTTGATTCAGTTCTTTCATTATCAACATAAACTGTTCTTGTCCAATTATCTGAAGGTGGATCAAGTATTATTGCTCCAGCAAATACTAAAACATTGAATGGGTTAATATTTTCAACCTCTGTTGCTTGAGGTTGATCTAACCAATCTACTTCTTCATATGCTAATGTGATTATATCACCAGTTTTTTGACAATTTGAGTCTAGTAATTTAAGATTAGAATTAAGATCAGCACTTGCTACATCGATTGCAGGGTCAACAGCGATCTCTGCTTTTAACGACCAAAAATCAACTGCACTTATTAATTCACGATTAAATGTATCAACATCACATCTTGAACCTTCTTCTGGATCAAAATTAATAAATCTTCTATCCTTGAAATTATTAACTGCAAATCCTGTTTTAAATCTATCTAATCCATCAGCATCCCTTACTTGGAAAGATTTTGTATCAAGTTCAAGTGCATTTAATGATGTTACAGTTTCTAAATTAATAATTCTTTTTTCAAGTGCTGCAATATCTCTCATCGTAAATCTACGATTATCTTGCATCTTGATATTTGGTTGAAGATCGGTATCATAAAGATATGGAGGAAGTTCTATCTTCGCAACTTCCATCGAATCTCCAAGTTCTGTTGGTGGAGCAGGATTTTCTGCAGATTCACCTTTAATTAATTTAACTTCTCCAAATTGATTAATAACAAGTTTATCAATTCTAGGTAGATAGAAACTATATCCAAGAATTGAACTTTCATCTGGAGTTACAACATATTGTGTTTCAGAGATAAATTTCCTATTACTAAATGCAAATGGAGAACCTGTTGCTGTAGCGGGATTATAATCCTGCACTCTTGGTCTAAAGTCTAATATATCACTTGCTCTCATGAATCCAACAAATGGTATATCTTTACTATATCTATCAGATGTATATGAATTTACTGAGAATACATCTCCACTAACACCAGCTGCAACTTGATATTTGTCAAATATTATTAATAATTTTTTAGATGGAATCGCTGAATTATTTTTTCTTACAATTTTTGAGTAATCACAATATTGATCTTTATGACCTTTATTTAAAGTAAAGTTAGTAGTTCTATCAACATAATTACCAGTAGTTACATTTTGCGAAACTGCTTCAATTCTTGATTCATCAAATATAATATTTTCACCAATAACAAATTTATTTGCATTCAAGTATACAAATTCAATAGTATTAGATCCTCGATTAACTACTTGACCAACAGCACGACTTTCTTGACCTGTTATTTTTTCTCCAACAATTGCATCAGTATTAAGATTTAATCCACTTACAAATGTAAGTTTATCTAAAGAAGGGGTTGATTTATTTTTAGATTCAAGAATAGCGACTATATTAACAACATCAGGCACATTAAGAGATATTTCCTCATCCTCAACTCTTAATCCATATACACTAGAACCTATTAAGTTACTTTTTTCTGTCGATATTCCTGAACTTCTAGTAACTTCTAACTGTTGACTGCGAGCAAAAACTTTTGTTTTGCTAGTTATACCCATTTTCTTAAGGGTAACGTTAACAGTCGCATTACCACTTGCCTTTGATAAACCACTAAAGACAATATCATTACCACTATTTGTTATCGTAACTTGATCTGATGTTAAAGGTTCAATAGATCCATCACTGTAATGTATTGAATATTTTTCTGCATCAAATGGTTCAAAGAACGCACTAGTAATACCAACAGTTGCAGCTAAACCAACCTGTGAAGATACTGTAATAGTGCTACTGTTAATATTTTGATTTAGTAATTGCTTTGATATTGTAATATTAGAATTAGAAGTGTCAATAATCGATACATTTCTCTTAGGTAATCTTGTAAATAAACCACCTCTTGTTAAGTTTGTAAGTTTAGGAACTTTGATTCTAAATGTAGAATTGGTTGATATACCTGCTGATAAAATACTACCATTATTAACATCAGTAACACCTACTCCTAATGGAGATAATGTTAATTGTTGTCCATCAGATGATATATCACTTACTCTATTAAAAACTTGATCTGTAAAACTTCCATGAAAATATCCAATAATACTATCAGTTTTTATACCAACTTTACCTGAAAATCTACGATTTGCAACAGTAGCAGTGTTTGTTGAGGAACCACCTAATACTGAAAGGTTATCTGTTAAAGAAAAATTAGGTAACACACGGTCAAAAAGAACTGAGTCTGCACTGAAATTAGATGCTAGATTTGAAACTGCCTTTTGTTGAAATACAGATTTAATATCGTCAGTTGTATAAGTATTGATTGATATAATTGATGGTGAATTATTAGTTTGTTTTTCATCAACTATCACACGCTCACCATCAGCAAACACACCAGTTGTTTGCAAAAGGGATCTCTCATTACCATTATTGGAGACATCTGCTACAAATCCAATCGCTCCACTAGATAATCCTCTAATTCTTGAACCGACTGTAATATTACTTACATCTGATAATTTTAATATAGTAAATGTTTGTATATCATATAAATGTAAATCAAATTCAGATGCACCTGCTTTATACGTATCATCAGAAGCACCAAATGAATATACCCTTGCTACACCTATTTTAATTCCTCTATCTGTTACTATGTTAGGATCATGACTTCTTCGATTGTATAGATCAATCTTATTAGTTACGTCACCACCTAAACTAATATAAGGAGACCCGAAAACATTATTAACTTTAAGATTACTTCCTAAACTAAATGAAACAGATGTTGCTCCTATTTGTTTTACATCTCTTGGTTTATCTACATCAAGAACAGTGGTTCCTGCTAGTGGAACATCAAAACCTCTAACATATGCTCTACCTGGTGATAATTTAACACACATTAAATCATCAGATGGGGTATTACCTTGATCTGTAAGTTGATTTTTAGTATATAATCCTTTAGATCCAATCTCATCATTTAATGAATTTTGAGTATTCACACGGAATGGTTCAACTGCATAGTTACCAGATTCATCAAAAGTTCTTTTTGCAAAATATTTTTTAATTTCAGAGTAAACTGATGTATCTTGTAATTTTTTTGTTTCTCCGTCCCTGACTCTGAATAATTCTACAAAATTTGTATCATTATTGTCTTGTAATGATTTTTTTGCTAATTTGGTCGTTATCTTAAATCTATCAGCACCAGGTGCAGCAAAGTTTGTAAAACCTTTTGCATTATCATATAATGAATCATCATCAGCTGCAGTAACAACTTCCTCTATAATCTCAAAACCAACTCTATAAGAAGGTTTATTTGAGTATGGGTCAAGAACTATGAGTGATGTTGGAACATCTACAAATACACCTCTCATAAAATATACACCCTTACTGACACCAAATGCGGATCCAGTTGAAGAGGCATTTTCAGATACTAAAGTTAATATAGTTTCATTAATATTCAGAGTTGTATTTCCATAAGTTAATGTTTCTTCAAGTATTAAAACTTCACTATCTGGAAAAGGAACACTTTCACCATCTGTTCCTGACTGATTATACTTGATAAAAATTGTTATTTCATCAACTCCCTCTGCAGGTGGTAATATAAAATTCTTTATTGTAGCAACGATTCCTGAATTTTGACCTCTAACTCTTGTTCCTTTGCCATTATTATTAGCAATAATTTCGTTTAAGTAAACAGACACATCAATGCCTAAATGTGCTGAATTTACTTTAACAGAAAAATAAGATGGATCATATTCAATACTTCCAGGTATAACCATTGAACCTTCTTTGAAGATATGTTTTCCAAAAGATTCAACTTGGTTTTGTAATATAGATTGTAATCCAGTTAGTTCTCTTGCTTGAACTGGATGACCTGGTCGAAATAAAATCTTGTAGAAATTTTTCGCCTTATCAAAATCATCATAATAAGGATTAATATTTAAATTTGTCTTTTGTGGCATTGTTAGAATTCGAGTATGATTTTAATGTCTTCCTTTTGACGAGAGTTTCTCACGATTTGTGGTCTATTATCTAAGTAGATAATTTCTCCTGATCCTTTATTTATCTCAGATTCAGACAACCCTGCGTTAAAATTAGTTCCCAAATTAATTAACTTATTTCCAGTTGGGTTAGTTGTGATGCCTGAAAAATTGATTGATATTGAACCAGAAAAACTAGAATTTTTTCCCTCAATATCATTAGCTGTGTTTGATGATTCAAATTGATATATTCTACCAGTAGTTGAAATACCTGGATAATCAGTTTGATCATAGGATGTTTTATTAAAGTGTAAAGAACGATCTCTAAAATATTTTAGTACTTTAGTTTCTTTATCAAAAGATGCAATGAAACCAGTTGCTACTTTTCCTGCATCGGGTGATACTGTCAAAACTTGACTTATCTCTTCACCAACTTCTGGTGTGCCACTCACTGTTGAAAACTTCACTGCCTGTAATGAAGAATAGGTTGTGTCTGTGTAAGTCAAATCTGTGCCAACTTTTGTAGGATTTTTGACAACTCCTACTTGTGCAAATTTAGTATCAACAGGAAAATCTTTTGTTGAATCATCAAATCTTGCATAAATTATCACTTTATCAGTGCCTAGTTCAGAATATACGTCAGCACCATGTCCCAAACCAGGTGGAATGATTGGGATAAGTTTCGCTCTACCTGTGGCACTTACATTACTATTCAGTGTTCCTAAATCTACTAATGCGTAAGTATAACCTTTTCCACCAGCACTTACAGTTGCCTCGGTAATTTTTCC